ACGTTGTACGGGCGCTTGATGTGCGTCGGGTACGGCAGCCCGAGGGTCGCGAAGTCGAACACGGGCTATTTCGCCTTCGCCTTGGCAGGCTTTTCGGGCGCTTCATCCACGCCGATCACGTCCGGATGCTTCACGGCACCGGGAACATCGGCGATGCTGGCCTGATCGTCCAGCGCCGATTCTGCGATGCCTTCGCGCAAATGTTGGCCGCGGATATCCGCGAAGATGCCGGCGCGCAGGCCGCGCCAATTCCGCAAAACTCGTACATACATGACCGTCTCCTTTCAGGAAGGCCGGGCGGCGAAATGCCGCCCGGCAATGCTGCACCAGGAGCCGATCAGGTCGCGGAGTTCTGGAAATAGGTCACCGGGCCGCCGACGTCGATCAGGTTGCCGCCCGAGCGCATCCATGCGAGGAAGCCAACCTGGCCCTTCGAGGCGAACGCCGAGTCGGTGAACCGGAACATGGTGATCGCCATGACGTCGCGGATCTTGTAGAACGTGAAGTCGCCGAACAGGATCGACTTCGCATTCGCGGCCATGCTGGCCATGCTCTGGTTGATGGTGAATGGCTTGCCGAGCAGGGTGTCGGGGATGCCACCGGCGATGCCGTTGTCCAGATAGCCCGGAAGGAAGATCGGGCGGTTCTGGCTGTCCTTCAGTTTGCGGATCGCAGCGAGGGTCGTGTCGTTGAACATGTAGCGGGTACGGCCGAGGTCGCGGTACGCCGGGTCGACCGAGTGCTGCAGGTCGACCAGGTTGTCGTAGCTCACCGAGGTTGCGCCACCCGTCGCGGCCACCACACCACTTGCCGCGGCTGTCACCACACCGTTCGGCTGACTGGAACCCGTGCCGGTGGTGAAGTAGTTGTTCTGGGCGCGGCCCAGACGGGTCGCGATGCGCTGGGCGATGAACTGTTCGATGTCAACGCTCGAATCCTGCAGCAGTTCGAACGGGACCGTGATGATCTTTGAACTGAACTTGTACACGTTCAGGCCCACGGTACCGAACGACGGATCGAGCGAAGTCGCGGCGGTATTCTCCGCGACCAGCTCTCCCACTTCCGCGGTGCCATCCGAGGTCGGGAAATTCATCGGGTTGCCGCTGGCGGTCTGGATGACTTCCGAGACCTGCCGCATGCCGCCGTACTTCTTCAGCGCCTCGGTGATGCGCGCGACGATGGTGGTGGGCACCGTGTCGCCACCCTCGGAACCGTTGGCGGGGTCGCCCGACATCGTGTTTTTGATGCGGTAGCCGCCCTCTTCCGGCGACATGACCTGATTGGCGATCGACCAATCCTCGGACGACATGGGCAGGCCGCGCAGCCACTTGTTGACGGCCTTGGCCGGCGTCAAGCCGTCGACGTCGTGCTCGCGCACACCGGCGCCGCCGAAAGCCTTGGCGGCTTCAAGGTCGAGCAGCTTCTGGCGGCGATTCACGTCCGCGTCGATGCGACCGATCTCGTCGCTCAGGTTATCGAACTGCTTGGTGTGCTCGTCGGTCCACTCGGCACCGGGATACTTGTCGACCAGGTTGCGGGCCTCTTTGGCCAGCGCGTTGCGGCGCTCCCGCATGGCCAGAATGGAATCGGTCATTTCACTGTTTCCTCTTGGCAATAAAAAACCCGCCTTGTGGCGGGTCCGTGGTCTGCGTGCGGGAGAGCCCTACGCAGGATTCTTTTCGAGCAAACTCGCGGTGCGGCAGCGCTGCTCGTATTCGGGGAAGGTTTTCGGAGCTGGCGGGTCGTCTTTCACGATTTCGACCTTGAGGCGCACGTTGATCGTGGATGCCTGATCATCTGGAGCGGCCAACAGCGCCGCAGGCGGGTGCGCGAACGCGGACGGGTCCCACTGGCGCAGCTTCGCCGCAGCCTGCGCGGTGTCGTCGCCCTGAATGCCGTCGGCGAGATGCGCGTCGACCGCTTCCTGCTCCGTGAACCATGTTTCCGCGACCATCCATTCCTTCGCCTGCGCCGGCGTCACGCCCGCGCGGTCGGCGTATTGCTGCGCAATCTGGCCATCGATCTTGTCGAGCAATGTGGCCTGTTCGAGCAGGTCATTCGAGTTGCCCATCGCGACCGTCCACGCCTGGTGGATCATCAGCATGGAACCCTTGGCCATGAGCGTCTTGCTCGCGGCCGTGGTCAGCAGCGTCGCCGCGCTGGCGGCAAGGCCATCGACGTAGGCGACCAGCTCGCCCTTGAAGTCGCGCAGCGCCTGCGCCATCGCAACGCCTTCGAACACATCGCCGCCCGGCGAATTGATGCGCACGTTCAGCCGCGCGGCCTTCGACTGGCGCACAGCCTTGGCAACTTCGGCCGCAGTGATGCCGTCTTCCCAGAAGCTCTCGCCGATCACGCCATACACGTACAGCGTATCGTCGCTCTGGCCCTGCACCAGCTCGCAGCGGCGCACGCTGCCGGGCTTATGCGCCCGCAACATCGGTCGGTTCGGTTGCATCGTTTCCTCCGGGTGCATCGATCGGATTGGTCAGGTTGTTTCCGCCTTCGATCGGCGGCAGGTTTTCGCGGGCACGGACTTCGTTCGGCGTCATCCATGCAGGGTTTTGCGTGCCTCCAATGGCCGCCTTGTAGTAGGTCGACCGTGCCATGGCATCGCCACGCATCAGGCCGTCGACATTCACGCGGACGTACTTCGGCGCGCGCAGGAACAGCTTGCGGTTCAACTCATCTTCGAGGCGCTGAATGTGCGGCGATAGGGTGTAGTCGACGAAGCCCTGCCCCATTTGCTCGATGCCAGTGCCCCACGAGGTGGTCTTTTCGGTCGCGCCGATCATGAACTCGGGCACGCCGAACGCGCGCGCGATATCCGAAACCTGCCATTTGCGCGATTCGAGTAATTGCGCATCTACCGCGCTCATGGTGAGTTCGGTAATGTCGAGGCCCTCGGTCAGGACCAAAGGAATGCCGTTGGGACCGGTGCCTTGGTACTTGGCCGCCCAGGACGTGCGCAATCCCTCCTGTTGTTCCGGTGACATCTTGCCGGGAACCTTGAGCGCATGCTGTGGCTGCGCGCCGTTGGAGAAGAACTTTCCGGCGAACTCGTCGGCACGCATCGCAATACCAATGGCGTTGCGCGCGCCCCACTGGATCACGGACAGAGAGTGCACGCCATTGAAGCCAAGACCCGGCAGGTGAATCATGTCCTCCTGCTCGGCGCCGAACTGGCCTTCCGGCGTGGTGACGTAATACTTGAGCTTCGGCGGCTCGCGCGGGGTTTTCGGCGGCTCGCGCATGATCACGACCTGCTCGCGGCGCAGCGGCAGGAATCCGTTCACGGCAAGCGTGACGGGATCGCGCACGATGTACGCGAGGCCATCACCGCGCAACAGCATCTGCGAGATCATAAACTCCTTGAACGTCGCCGCGGTGAACTGCGCGCACGCCTGTTCGTTCAGCAGCCACCAGCGCGGATCGTTCACCACCAGTGATGGGCGCCACTGCGCATCGCGCCGGTAGATATCGATCGGTAGACTCGCGATCGCGCCTGCGATCAGGCGCACGCACGCGAACACGGCCGACACGCGCATCGAAGTTGCGGCATTGACGACGGCGCCGGCTTCAGTAGGCAGATCGCCCAACAGCCGGATGACCTGCGCGCTGTCGGCGCTGATAACCGAATCACCCCATACGCCGGGATCGCTCATGCTGATGTGTGGCTCGATGCGCTCGCGCGGCGATTGCCGTTTCGGGTATCCGAGCATCACAGCACCACGAAGCCTTGTTCGATCACGGTGGATTCCTCCGGCTCGCCCTTGCTGACACCGATTGCCATCAGGAGGGCCGCCATGTCGTCGATCTTTTCCGCCGAACGTTTCTTGTCCGGCGCCATGTTCATGTTCGCGTCGTAGCGCACCACGAGGTTCGACGCGCACCACTGCAGCACCGGGTCGCCGCCGTGCACCAACTTGCCGGACAGGTACAGCCTTTCCAGTTCCTGCATGGCCGGGTGATACGACTTCGGCCCCTGCACGAACTCGATCATCGGCAGTTCGTCTTTCGTCAACCGATTCACCAAGTCGACCGCGTTCCAGCGATCGAACGCGATCAACGTCGGGTTGAAGCGCTCGATGTCTTCCCGGATCCGTTCTTCGATCACTTCGTAATCGATCACGTCCCCGGGCGTGGCCTCGATCAGTCCCGCGCCGCGCCACGCTTCATACGGCACCGTGCCGCGCAACTTGCGGTGCTCGACGGCCGCTTCCGGCACCCACCGCCGGCCCCATGTCGCCACTTTGTCGCCGACCTGCCAGATGAGGCGCCATGCGGCCATGTCCGTGGTGCTGGCGAGATCGAGCGCCGCCCAGCACGGCAACCCAGCCATCGCATCAAGATCTACATCACCACTGCAGCGCTTCCACTTTGGAAGATCGATCCAGCCGTTCGCGGCCGATGCCTGGCGGTTCAGCCGTTTGATGCGGAACTCGGCCAGCCTGCCCGGCATGGCCTTGGCTTCCGCCGCGGCCTTGCGCAACTCGCGCTGCAGGATCGGGCTTGCATCCAGCAGCGGGTTGGCCTTGACGAACTTCGATTCATCGAAGTCGTCGTCTTCATCGTCCAGCGCGTAGATCAGCGCCAGGAAGTGATCGGCTTCGACTGCGCCCTCAAGTATTTGCTGCGCGAACTTGCGCAGTTCCGGCCACGGCCCGGGTGTTTCATACCCCTCCGTCGTGGTGTAAAGCCACAACGGGTTGCGCCGCGCACCCGCCGCGGACTGCAGCACGTCCAGCAACTCGGCCGTCTTGTGCGCGTGAACTTCGTCCAGCACCGTCGCGCTTGGATTCAGGCCATCCTGCGTCGAGGCCTTCGCGTTGATCGGCTTGAAGCTGCCGCCGTTCCGAAAGCTCGCGATGGCGTTCGCGAACGGCTTGATGTCGAAAGCTTCCTGCAGGTCAGGCGTCTTTTCGACCATCCTTTTCGCGACATTGAAGACGATGCGCGCCTGGTCGCCGGTCGTCGCGGCACTGACGATCTGCGGTCCGGTTTCATCCTCGCAGCACTGGCAGTACAACAGAATGCCGGCGCCGAGCGTCGACTTCGCATTCTTGCGAGCCAGCGCCAGCAATGCCGATGTGAACCGCCGGGTGCCGTCCGGGTTGCGGAACCCGAACAACTGGACAACGAAAAAGACCTGAAACGGATCAAGCCGGATCGTCGGCGAGTCCCATTTGCCTTCTACGTGCGGCAGGCTTTCGATGAAGCCACAGGCATCGGTCGCGTGCCATGCATCGAATTTGAACGGCGTTCGCTTGCCGCCGGCGCGCTTGAGGTCGGCCAGGAAACGTTTCGCGGCCAGCCGCGTCCACTTGCAATACCGAGTGCGACGGCGATCGGCAACGGCTTGATGCGCATAGGCCGTGGCGATCTCGACGTAATCACGCTTTCCGCTTTCCGAACTTCGCGAACTTGTTTTCGCTTTCCTTTTCGCCACTTGCCTTGACCTTGCCTTGCGCGACCGGGGTCAGGCCGAAGTCATTCACCAGGTTGCGATAGGACGCGAGCATCGCCGCGTTGGGGGATTCGCCTGCAGACCAGAGCTGCACCAGCTTCCCGTGCAGCGCGCACAACATCCCAAGTGCGGACAGCCCGGCTTCGGTCAGCAAACCGACGCCGTGCAGGATCGGCGCGAGACGTTCCCACTCCTTGACCGCGTGCGCGTTGGGCAGCCAATCCGGCGCGAGCGGCAACGACTTCAAGACCGGCAGCGCTACCGCCTCGACTTCGGGCCGATCGTTCCGGGAGGTCCCGGTGATCAGCTTCAGTTTCGATGGTCGCTTCGGATTGGACATTTTTGAAACTTTTCAACTGACATTGCAAAAAAAACACTGGGCAGCCGGTCTAGGAGACACGCCCGGCCAGAGATTTGACGCCCCCACCCCCATGCATCGACCGGCGCTCGATCGCTTGCTTCGCGCCGTCATGGTGCGTCTTGCAAAGCGATTGCCAGTTGGTGCTGTCCCAGAATCTCGCGCGTGAGTTGCGAATGCGATCCTGATTGCCGCTCTTCAGCGCATCGCCCAAGCGATGCGGGATGATGTGATCAACTACTGTCGCCGCCCTCACCACGCCGCGCGCTTCGCACATCACGCACAACGGATGCTTCGCGAGGAACGCCTCGCGCGCGGTTTGCCAGCGCGAGTTGTAGCCACGTTCCTGCGCGGTCAGCCGTCGCGATTCGGGTGCTTCGAATCGTTGCGCGGCTTTCGGAATAGCCTTGTGCGGTCGCGGCCAGCTCGGCATTGGCTATGCCTGCAACGCCTGAATCACACGATCAATGCCATGATCGATGGTGTTGTCGAACGGCATCGACGGTTTGCCGATGCGCGTCAGCTTCGCCGGCAACGTCATTTCCCATGGAATCTCGGTGACCACGTCGTTGCCATTCCGGGTCGCGAAGACCGGAACCTTGGTGTAGGCGAGGAACTTGGCCAGCGTGTTGTCCAGGCACAACCGCGGCGGCTCGAAGGCGTAGACCGGCACGACGGTGCCCAGTCGAGCGAGCGTGGCGCCGTATAGGATCGCCATCGCGGCACCCAAGCTGTGACCAGTGACTGCCTTCGGGCGCGCGAGCGCCAGGCATGCCGGCAGGATGGTCGACAGGGCATGCCAGAACCCTGCGTGCACGTTGCCGAAGCCGATCACGTTCACCGGCCGGCAATCGGCATCATGCAGGAAGGCCATCACGTTGTCCGAGCCGCGGAAGCAGTGCACGTTGCTGTAGACGTGCATGCGGCTGGCGCTGTCCGGCTCCCCGATCGTGGGCGCGTCGGTGTAGCAGCGCTGTGCCAGCCGGGCGTAGTCGACCGCTTTCACGCAGAGGTTGCCGGCGCGGGGGCGGCCTTGGCCTTCTGCGCGGCCTGAATCTGTTGCTGCACCAGGCCGATCGCGCCCACGGCGATTTCAGCCGCAACGAGCCCCGCCTGTACCTGCGCGAGTTGCGCGGGCGGCAATGGCAGTGATCCGGCGACCTGACCCAAGGCCGGCAACACCGTTTGCGCGAAGGCCTGCACGTTGGCGACGCTCACCGTGGCTCCCGCAGCGCATGCCGCGGCGACGGTGGGCTGGATCTGCTTCAGCACCGCACCCGCCTTCACGGCAGCGGGAACAGTGGGCAGCGTCGCGTCCAGCGCTTCGAACTGCACGATGGCGGCCTGCACCGGCGGGCATGCGATCGCCAGCACTTGGGCAGGCGGGATCGATTCGGGTTGGTTGGATGCGCAGCCGGCCAAACCGAACGCGCACACGATCAGCGCAACCGCAAGGGTTGCGAGGAGTTTCGTCTTCATGGGTTGCTCCAATGCGCCGGAATGGCGCTCAAGTCTTGTCGAGTGGCGGCGGCACGGTCACCGGCGGACGATCCGGCTTTTGCTGCTCCATGGAGCGCGAGCTGCCGAAGTAGTACCCGATCACATTGGCGAACTGCCCAACGAGTGCGCCCAGCGCAATATCGATGAAGTGATCGTTTTTCTCGGGCAGCGGCACCAGCCCGACATAGATGGCGAAGCCGCAGAACGCCATCACCACCATGACGGCCAGCGTCCCGGCGACGATTCCGCGGTCTTTCATGCCTGCAGCGCCTTCATGGCTTCCGGATAAGCCGTATCGCGCCAACGGGTGTAGCTCGGCTGGCCGGGGCGCCACGTCCTTTCGTAGAGATCGAACGCGCCCATGACATCGCCGAGCTCGGGCAAGGGACGCGGATCAGCCCACAGCAGCAGGCGCGCGAATGCCGCGGCCAGCTCATCGTCAAGCGCAAGGCGCTCGTAGATCGTGTTGCTGCCGTACGTGATGCTGTTGGCGTCGCACCATTCGAACACGATGTCCGCGGTGCGCATGTTATGCATGACGGCGAGCACTCCGTTGCGCTCGAACTGTGCCAATCCTCGCGCCGGGCCGCCTCGCTGCTCCCGGGTGCGCAGCCCGGATTCCTGCAGCATGATCGCCAGCAGCATCAGCCTCGCGTTGGGACCGTCCATTTCCGCCGGCAGCGTCGCCAGCGCGGGCACGATGATCTTGCCCAGCGCATCGGTAGGCGCGATCGGCAGAGGAAGCAGGTTCACGGCCGGCCGCTGTGCGCGAAGCTGTAAGCCGCGAGCAGGATGATCGCGAGGATCACCCCGCGCCACGCCATCCGCAGTACCCCGAGCCCGGCGCCGCGGACAAACTTGTCCGCAATCCGCGATTCGACTTTCGCGGCGATAGCCTCGACGTCAGCATCGGTCAAGGTGCGTTCTTCGCGCGAATGGGTTTGGCGAATATCAGACATGCCGCTTTCCAGCGCGGCGCGATGCGCTCATGGTCATGTTGTGGCCCTGTAGGTGTTTCGAGATGACCGCGACGATCGTTCGGGTGCCGAGAGGCAATCCGTCAATGGCCGCGCGCCATTGCCCCTCCGGCATATTGCTGATCCGGATGGCTTCGGCGAGGTGGTAACGCATGGATATGAATTGCCGCGCCGGATGCCGTGCGCGAGGCACCTTCCCGGCTATCGTCCTTCGGGCATCGCGGCAAAGAGGAAATTTGGGCAACAAAAAACCCGCCGGGTGGGCGGGTTTCGGTGACAACTTTGCAGTGTGAGAAATTTTTCTCCGTTTTCGCCTGAAAGTCAAGAGGCAAGCGGTTTTAATGTCCGACTCAGCGAAGGGCAGCTACTGCTCGGCGTGAGGCTCGATCAGCGAGGCTCCAAAGCATGCGCTCGCCCGATTCCTGCATGGTGTTCCATTGCTTCCACTGCACCGGAATCTTCCGCTGCGTCCGCACACCGGTAGCGCATTGCGCGACAAGGATCTCGGCCGCAGCTTCGATATGTGCGAGCCCAACTGGCGTGCGCCCAAGCTTGGCAACACCCGCATGCATGTCTAGCCATGCGTGCTTTAGCGCAGTCGCAACGCGTTGAGATTCAGCCTCGCAGTGCTCCTGCATCACAATGCACCAGAGGAGGTCGCCCGAAACGTCATGCTGGCCCATCGTATTCTTGCGAAGCCAGACGCAGGCCGCGGCCAGCGTATGCGACAACGGCGTGTTGTCCGCACGATGCGTTATACCTGCCGAAACCTCGCGCGGATCGCGCCAAGGCGCATGCGGATGCAGCCCGGTTTCCAGACGTTCGGTGATGGCTCGGCGTTCGTGGCTATAGATGTCAGCCTGTGCAGGTCTGCGTGTTGCCATCGCCACTTTCATCGCACTCCCCTCCTGTTTCCAAGTCTGCATGTGCTTGAGGTCCCGATCACGTTCCCAACAAACTTTCGCGGCCGCGTTCATGGATCAACCCTCTTATCGTCTGGATTCGCATCGCATCCCGAGTTGTACGTTCGCCACAAGTCGAATGCTTCATCCGCGCTGCGGCACACAGCGCCGGCGTAGCCCAACGCGCGCGAATCGTCCAGCCACGCCGTCTGCTCGTCGCTGATGCGCCCTTCGCGGGACTTCATCTCAATCCAGAGTCCGTGGAATGAACCTTGCGGCATCGCGCAGAAGATGTCCGGAACGCCTTTGCGCACGCCCTCAGCTTTGAGCCGGCCACCTTCGGCCTTGCTGCGCCCGCCGCCGTTGGGAATCGCATGCGTGCGCCGCACCGCCTGGGCAAAGCGCGGTTCGTTGATCGCGAGCGCCGCGAGCCGCAGGAAGAAATTCACCTGCTGCTGGTGTTCCTGGTCGCGGCGCGGCTTGCGAGACTTTTTCGCGGGCGCCGCCATGCTTCCGCATATCTCGGATACAGCGCGATCGGCGAAGCGCACGCCCGGCGGCAAGTCGGCTTCCGTGAGATAACGCAGTCCGCGGCTCATGTGGACTTCCCCGCAAGGCTGTCCGGAGCGATGCCAAGCTGATCGCACATCTTCGAAAGTTCGCGGTGCGCAACTTTGCGCGATCGTTCCGATTCGATTGCCGTGAACTGGCGCTTCGCCGGCGCCGAACCGAGATACGTGCGAGGCGCATCGCTTTCCTCGGGACGGCAAAGGAACGCAAACAGCGTGCTGCTTGGCGGCCAGCCATCACCACGCAAGGCATCCAGCCTGAACGCCTCTTTGAGCGCAGCAGGCTCGGCTGTCCCGATCGTTTCCCGCCACTCGGCACCAGCGAGGCCCTCGGGCGCGTTACCGAACTGCGACGTCCAGCGGTGGCCGTAGCGAGCGATCATCCGCGCCCACAGGTGCGCCGCCAGACGCGCGCCCAGTATCGGACGCTTCGCCGATTCCGCGTTCGCGCCAGTCTTCGACGGCACGGTCTGCAAGGCTTGGGATACGGCTTCGGCTGCGGTCTCCACGGGAATCTCCATCATTCGGTTTCACGGCAAACAGCCCCGTCCATCCACGCTCGATGGACTGCTCGATCACGGCGGTAGGGTCATGGCCGTGTTCGCGCAGCCGCTCAAGCGACCGCAGGCTGAGCAGTTCTGCCCGCTCGGTGAACTTGGCCTTTCCGGCTTTGCGGAACTCGACCCAATCGCGCCATGCATCGACCGGCACCCAATCGGGGAGCGCGCGCTGTTCATGCGCGCGCGGCTTTTGCTTTTGATCTTTGGTTATTGATTGTTCTTGACGGTTAGAGTCGCGCTCCGCGACGGGTTGAGTCGCGCTCCGCGACGGGTTTGGTCGCGCTGTACTACCGGTCGCGCTCCGCGACGAGTCGCGCTCCGCTACCGGTCGCGCTCCGCTACCGGTCGCGCTCCGCGGCGGGTTTGAACCGAACAAATCCAGGTTCGGAGTGATCGTGTAGC